CTGAACCACTGCCAGCAGTAAATATTATTGAATCATTTACTTCCAAACCATGATTATTTTTTTGAATAGTCACTGTTGTTCCTGAGATCGTGTATTGAGCAGCTACAGCACTTCCTTCCGCTGGTACTTTTATAAGTTTTCCTCTTATTCTAAAAAAACGTACTGGTGCTGAATCAAAAAGCTCAGAAGAAAATCTCAAAGATGTATATGCAATATGTGGATAATTATTTGATTCCATAAAGATTTTTCGCATATCATCAAGCACCATTTCATTAAATGTATTTGCATCACCTTCTACAGTGCCTCTTTCAAGTTTTATAACAACAGGAAAAAAAGAACCTGATAAACCTGATTCATTTCTATTAAAATTTGATATGTTTCTTAAATCGATTGCAATATCTCTTTTTAAAGGGCTAAAGCTTTTACCAATAATTTGATCAGTAAATGTTTGGCCAGCTACTGGTGTAATTAATTGTTCACTGCCGTTGTTTGGATTAATCTTTACTAAGATTTTTACTGATGTAGCTACTCTGTTACCTGTTGATGTATCTAATTTAAAAAATTGATTAAATTTTACTTTTACTTGAACTATATCTGTATTTACATCATCCAAAACCGCCTGTCTTGTTACTTTTGTTGAACCATCTGCTGGAAATGTACATTCTTTACCATAATCACCAGAATTTATGCGATCAGATTGTTGTGTAGCACCAAAAAGAACAGCATTGTTAGCAGTGCCTACCTCTGATTTAAAAGTTATTAATCTATGGTTATAATTAAAATCTGTCTCTGCTGGATTTAAAATATTTGCATCTTGCTGTAAAACTTGTATTTTGTTTAAAAATAAATCTTGAAAAAAACAATGTCTATAAGCATCACTTGTTTTGTCAGTTATAAAATTTTTACTCGCTGTCGCAGAACCTTCTATTTCACCTTCACATAAAGCATCTACTACGGTTCCAAAATCAAGTGAACGAATTTTATCACTTGGCCCCTGTAATCTTGTATTTGTTATTATTGTTTTAGCAGCAACTAATTCACTAGCTTGAAAAACACCACCATTTAAAAAAGCTTCAGCTGACATAATTAAATTAGCTCGACAAACGTATCTATATTAGAACTTATAATAGTGCTACCAACTAACATTTCTCCATAAACTATATTGATTGGTACTCCTTGTTTAGTATTGTTAATAAGGCCAGTAACAACAAAACTTGGGTCTTGTGGATCTTCTTGTCTTGTCTCTTGAAATGTAGGAGGGTCAGGTGTTAACAAATCAGTTACACCAGTGAGTAAGAAAGAAGTTCCTACAGCAGTCAAAGCACTAGCGATAGATATACTTGTTCCTAAAATACCTGCAGATAAAATACCGACTTGTGCAGCGACCGCCCCTGCCCCTAAAAATGCAGCAGCAAGGAAAAAGAACTCACCATGAACAATAGGGATAATTTTAATATCACTTTGTGTTTGTAGATCCAGTGTTTCTTCTGTAATTTTAGTATTACCGACCATAATGCAATATTCTTGTTCTTTAATATGATCTCCTACACCTTTAAAATTAACTATTAAAAAGTTAAAGGCTTCTCTTGGACTTTTAGCACTTATTTCAAAAGATTTTTGTCCAATGAATTTTCTTAATCTTCCATAAATTGTTAATTTAATCATTTATTTCAGATGGGTATATAACAATAATAGACTTTGATTTAGGTTCTACAAGATAAAAAGGTAAATCTAAATACTTACAACCCATTCTATCAGTTTGACTAAAGGCTAAATCGCCATCTGGATGACTATGTACAATACCAAGAACTTCTCCTTGATCCTCTCCATCAGCATAATCTAAAGGGTCAATTACGAAAGATTTTTCTTTATATGCTTTTGATATATTTTTACATTTCCAATATGTTCCGATACCATCTACATCAATTATTAAACCGCAACATTCTTCTGGATATGCTTCTTGTGCATGATCAAAAGCGTCTGTAGCCCAATTATATTCAGTCATCAAACAAACCTACCTACAGCTGGAAATATATCTCTTGTGACAACCCTTTGGGGTATTAATTTATTTTCTAAATCGTTTGCACCTGTTAGTTCAAACTGTACAATCTGTCTGTTTTCAACTACTTTTCTATCAATTTTAAAAATTTCATCTTTTAATCTGTCATCTAAACCTTCGCTTGTATCTGCAGTATTAAAAGGATTATCTCCTGTTGCAAAATTGTCATCATCTAATGATGATGCTAATGGTAATTTTCTTGTTAATTTGGCATCAATTAAATCATTATTAGGTGTAACCTGATTTACGCCAATTAAAAAATCACTTATGGTCATTACTTGTTTTGTTTGTTGATTTTGTACAATACCGCCAACATTTGAAAATGTTAAACTTGGTCTTGGAATAACTCCTCGACCTTTTTTTTCGAAACCTTCTGCTTTTACTGCCACACGTTGATAAGATTGTTGTCTGTAAATTAGCTCACCAAAATTATTTAAATTTGCACCAGCATGAAATCTATAAACGGTAGGTAGTGCTAATGGATTACCTGAATCTATATGAGTTCCAACAATAAGCTCTAATTCAAAAAGCTCAATAATAGAACTTGGATTAATTTTATTTAGTTCAGCAAAAGGTATAGCCATTATGGTTCAAATACTTGCCTGAAAACGCAACTTAATCTTATTCTGTCTAAGAAAGGAATTGTTCTTGGATAAGTTGTGCAAACATATTTTCTTGTAACTGACTCATTTGGAAGTCTATAGTTGAAAGAGGTTCCATTTTTTATTTGATCATCTAAAAATTCTACAGCTGTGTTTGCTTCTGATTGATTTACCTCAAAAACTAAATTTAATGTTATGGGATTTTGGTTAAGTCCTTCTGTATAACGTTGCTCAAACCCATCACCAAAAGATATAACATTTACAGATGGCTTGGGGCTGATCCTTGCATTATAAATAGGATTATTAATAGGAAAAGTTTCAGACATTAACTAAGTAAACCTCCTGTTCTTTTTTGGTTAACTATCTCAGCTTGTATTGCTGCGGCAAGCTGCTCTCCAAACTCATTAGCATTTGCATCATCACCTTGAACAGCAGTGCCACTGGCATCAACATTTACAACAATGTTATTTGTAACAGATTCTCCTCCCATTGGAACAGATGGCAATATAGTACCAGATTGTCTTGGAACAAATAACTCAGGTTGACGCTCACCAACAATATATGGTTGATTTGCTCTTACAGGCCCACCATCTGCCTTTCCAAATAAACCTCCAAGTAAACCTCCAAGTATTCCACCTAATCCTTTTCTTTCTCCACCGCTTGCTGCGGCACCAAAAGCCTCTCCAAAACCACCAACAAGCTTTTCAATCTGTGCTTCAATAATTTTGTCTCTTATGCGGTTTAATACGTTTGCCATAGCCTCACCAAATGATTTAGCTCCTGTTATAGCGTCCTTTAAATTATTTTTTATACTGCTTTCAATTTCTTCACCTACTTCTGTCATTTTATCTTTGAGCTTGTCTGTTTCTTCTTGTTGCTTTTTAAGTTCTTCAGTTACTTTTTCTTTTGCTTCTTTTTGTCTTTTTGTTTCCTCTGTTATTTGTTTTTCTTTTTCCAAAACTTTATCCCTGCCTTCTAAAAGTTTTATATCTGCATTAACTTCATCAAGTCTATTTTGAATGCCTTTTTTTGATCTGCCATTTGCTTTTTTTAATCTTTCCTCGAGTTTTTTTCTTATCTCATTTTGTTTTTCTAATAATTCATTTACTTGCTCTTCAGAACCCTCGTTTACAACATCATTAAATTTCTTTGTTTCTTGCCTGTGTTTTATGATTGCAGTCGTTGCAATTCCAAGTAAAGTTGCCAATGCAACAAGGGGCAAAGCATTTAAAGCAATAGATAAAGCTCCCGTAGAAATTGCCAGTGCTTTTGTTACGATATCTGCCGTAGCTGCTGCCTTAGCAAGAGCGATTGCACCGACTTTAGTTGCTGCAAATTTTGCAAGTAAAATTGTCTGTGCGGCAGAAAGTAATGTTGTTGCGGTTGTCACTCCCTGAATTGCAAAAGCCACACCTGTAAATATTGCAGCGGTTTGCACAATAGGCGAAGAAACAAATTCTTTTGCACCACTTACTAATTTTGTAAGTGCAGAGACAGCATCTAAAACGGCTGGAGCTAATAAAGAGCCAACGGCAATCGA